ATGGCAGAATAAATTGCAAGCAATTATGTATGAAGACTCCATTGTGACGCGCACTTCTAATTATGCATATGAGATTATTAATAATAAGCTTCGTCTCTATCCTACTCCAAGTAATTGGGATTTAGCGGAATTCGAGCGCATTTGGTTTCGATTTTATGTAGATGATGATGCGTGGCAAGAAGATGAAAGTTATAAATCCGGCGTAAACGGCGTTAATAATATGAATACGCTTCCTTTCGCCAATATTCCTTATGAGAATATTAATTCTATCGGAAAGCAATGGATCCGGAAATATGCACTAGCCCTGTGCAAAGAAATGCTTGGGCAAATTCGAGGGAAATTCCAATCGATACCAATTCCAGGAGAAGCAGTGACGTTAAACTATGCTGATCTTCTCAGTCAAGCTAAAGCGGAACAAGATCAGCTGCGCGACAAGCTGCGAGAGCTTCTGAAAGAAATGGAGTATGCCGAATTAACGAAACTAGATCAAGAAAAAGCAGTCGCAGCCGCGGAAACATTAAAGTTTTCGCCGTTGCCAATTTTTGTAGGGTAATATAGATGGGTGATGAATGGAAAAAACCAGCTGGCCCCCCGCCTCCGCTTTTCTTAGGCAAAAAAGAGCGAGATCTTGTAAAACAAGTCAATGACGAACTTATTGAAAAGGTTATCGGCCAACAAATTCTTTATTATCCCATTGATTTAGAAACTACGCAGTTTCATGAGTTATATGGCGAAGCGGTAGAGAAGAATTATATGGCCCCTGTTCGTGTTTATGCGCTTATCGAGTTTACCGATTACACCACGGACTATATGGAAGGATTTGGTATTGATAAAAGTTGGGAGATTCTGGTTCACTTTCATCGCCGGCGCCTAACTGAAGATCAAAACTTATATGTGCGAGAAGGCGACTTTGTTTTATATGGAGATTTTTTTTACGAGATAGTTAAACTATCTGAACCAAAAAAGCTATTTGGCCAAGTGGATCATAGCTTTGAGATTGCAGCAACTTGCAAGAGAGCAAGAAAGGGACTATTTGATGCTACCTGATAATTTTGATTTCGCGATGCTTCCGGAAGGAGAATCCAAGCTTACTTTAAAGGAAGTAGGAATGTTGGCTTCCAATATCGAAACGATCGATATGGCCATGGCCTCGTGGGTGAAAGAAGACATAAACATTAGCACACGCACCAATGAAGGATACGATAAAGTTCCGGTGTTGTGGCAGGTTCCGGAAAGGTCTTTCCAAATTAAGAACCGCAAGCAACTGCGAGATGACGCCGGCGCACTTAAGCTCCCCCTCATTAGCATCGAGCGCACTGGGATCGCTAAAGATCCTAATCGCAAAGGATCGTTCCAGGCCAATTATTACTCAGACAAGAAGAACGGCCGACCCGGCCGGTGGGTCATCGCTCGCCGGGTGATACCCTCTAAGACCAACGCATTTGCCACCAATGCCATTAGCCAAACCGCTACGGAAACCGATGGTACGCTGCAACAATATTCTCCACGCGCCAACAAGAAGATTGTGGTTCAAATTGTTTCGATTCCTATTCCCGTATATATTAATGTTACGTATAAGATCTCGCTTAAGTCAGAATACCAGCAACAGATGAATGATATGCTCGCCCCTTTTATTGGGCGCACGGGCCAAATAAATGGTTTTGTGATGCGCCGCAATGGACACCTCTATGAAGGTTTTATTGAGCAGGACTTTACTCATAGTAATAATGTGAATAACCTAGCTGAAGATATGCGCATGTTTACGAGCGAAATTACTATTAGAGTAATTGGCTATTTAATTGGAGAGGGGGATAATTCCGATCGACCCATCGTGAGGATTGATGAAAATATTGTGGAATTCACGTATCCCACCGAGAGCCCTGTGCCTATGCCGGGAACACCTAATATATTCGGGGGCGCTTTTGACGTTCTTCCCGAGTAAAGTCTGAAGGTTTTTATCACTTCCTGATATCCTTTTGAGATTAAAAATACTATTTAATTAATGATTGCGCTATCATTTGCGAATTATAAGAGGAAAGCAATATGTCAGTAAAAAGTTTTAAGTTTGTATCCCCCGGAGTCTTTATCAACGAGATTGATAATTCTTTTGTTGCATCGAGTCCCGATGCTATTGGTCCTGTAGTAATAGGACGTTCAGGTCGCGGTTTATCCATGACCCCCATTAAAGTAAATTCATACGCCGATTTTGTCACCATGTTTGGTGATACTGTTCCCGGAAGTGCGGGACGAGATGTATATCGCGACGGTAACTACCAGTCGCCCATGTACGGAACTTATGCTGCTAAAGCCTTCTTAAATGCAAATGTGGCCCCTTTAACCTATGTTCGACTTCTCGGCCAGCAAACTAGTGTTGGTTCCGCTGCCGGCGGGACTGCCGCCGCAGGGTGGAAGACCCTTTATGGCCCAACGCAAGCGAACGACACTAATGGCGGTGCTTATGGGTTGTGGCTGTTTACTTCGGGTGCTGCAACTCAAGCGATGATAGGAACTGGAAGTCTCGCGGCTATTTGGTACGTCGAAGATGGCCAAATCAACCTGAGCGGTACTATCTATGGAGGATTGGTTAAGTCCCATGAAGGCGTAGACGGCGCTGTTACTGGTGCTAACAATGCTGTTATTGGGCCAGACGCTGACACGGGCCTTTGGACGGTAGTAATTAGCGGATCGCAAGGATCCTCCGAAAAGATTACTTTCAGCATGGACGATTCTAGTGAGAACTACATTCGCAAGAAGTTTAACACTAACCCGCAGTTAACTAGCGGTAGTACTTTTTACGGCCCTGGAACTGGTCAGACTTATTGGCTGGGTGAAAGTTATGATCAAGAAATTCGAGATCGCGGCCTTCATACCGGTTCTACTATTGGTTGTATGCTGGCTATTTCCAAAGGCCCTACGGCGGGCCCCTGGGACATGGAGTCTCAGGCTTCCCGAGAGGCTAATAGTGGTTGGTTTATTGGTCAGGATATGGGAGAACCCGCGAATTATGTATCCTTCCGTCAGCAGAGACTTTTCCGCTTAGTTGGCCGCGGCCATGGAGAATGGCTTTTTAAGAATGTCAAAATCTCCATTGAAAAAATTCGCCAGTCGACGAGCAACACGAATGATTATGGAACTTTCTCCTTAGTATTGCGGAACTTATATGATACGGACAATGCTATTGAAGTGATGGAAAGATTTGATAACTTGACGCTTGATCCTACTTCTCCCAATTATATTGCTCGTCGTATGGGCGATAAGTACGTAGAGTGGGATGCAACCGAGAGGCGCCTCCGTACTTATGGTGAATATGATAATCAATCCAAGTTTGTTTATGTAGAAGTTAATGCAGATGTGGATGCCGGCGCGACAGACGCCGCACTTCTTCCGTTTGGATATTTCGGCCCACCTCGTTTCCGCGGCCTCTATGATTTGACTGGCGAGGCCTTCAACGCGACTCCCGGCCAAACTGTCGACCCTGACGACGGCGAAGGAACCGGTGTTTTTGGCAACGTATTTGTTACGGGTGGCTTGGGAATCTGTGCTTCCTCCTGGGGCCACCCAAGCGAGACCACGGAACAGATTGCCCCCTACCTCAGTGGAGGAATGGGCATCAGCACTGACTCTACAGGTTCCTGTACAGGCTCTTTAGAGTTCCCCGTGGTGCGCCTTAGAACATCGGCTTCGGATGGAGGTATGGCAGATTTTACTAAAGCCTATTTTGGAATGCAGACTACACGCAACGCAGATGGAACGACCCCCGATCCAAGTATCGCTGATTTCCACCGCCTTCTCTATTCTGGATTTGATGCGGGCGGAGGCTATAATGCAACCAATCCGTATGCTACGACCGGTGTTGAGGACTATGCCTATGTTTTCACAATGGATAATATTGTTCTTAAGGATTCGAGTACTGATGGATGGTACTATTCTTCTGGCTCTCGTGCGCGCGGCAACTCCTATACTTCGGGTGCCTATACAGATTTGCTCGATGCAGGAATTAACCGGTTTACATGTCCTCTTTTCGGGGGTTTCGATGGGTTTAATATTAAGAAGCCCGATCCTGTTTACAACGACGCACTGGGCGCCGCATCTACAGAAGATAACAGCTATGTTTATCACACCTACAAACGTGCGATTGATACAGTTGCCGATCCTGAGTTTGTAAACATGAATCTTCTTGTTACGCCGGGTCTCACCAACGACGCTCTTACTACTCATGCTATTCGGACTTGTGAAGCGCGCGCCGACGCGCTAGCTTTAATTGACCTTCCGAACGTTTATATTCCGACAGCGGAAGCTTATAAGTCTAGCAAGAAAGAGCGCATTGGCACTACACCGGTGCAAGCAG